ACAAGAACAATGCCATTTTCAATCCCCAATTCTTTTCTAACAGGATTGTCAGGTTTTACTATATTCTCAGCCTTTGCTCTAGAAGTAAGTGCAATCCCTGTTCTATCTTCAATTTCTTTACGCCGTTTATAAATTTGCCTCTCATTCATTTTGAGAGCAACAGCCATTTTGCTGGCTGATTTATGCGCATTCCAAATTTCAATAAATTCTTTATCACTAAATACAGGATTAGCCATGACAACTCCACTGAAGTTGCCTGAAATTAAATCAAATCAATGACAACAGCGTGAATCTTAACGTGATTTGTTCAAAGTTTGATAAACAGTGTTGTAAGCATCAATACAAGCATTCAATTGTCGGATGGCTTTGTCTCCATCGTCTGTGATGGCGATAAGATTTTTAGCAGTCTCTCGGTCAAGTTCGGCTGTTGCTTGAACGCTATCTCTGGGGGGAGAGGCGGCATCTGCGGTGGTTGATACGGGGCAGACGGGGGCTTTGACAGGAATCCGCAACTTGAGAGAACCAGAGTCAATGTCAGAATTACGCTTTTGTTGAGCAAGTTTTGCATCATTGGTTGCCTTTATCAATTGTGTGGTTTGGTTATTTACAGCCGCAACAAGGGCTTGTTCTTTCTCCCTAGCAGCAGCATTCAAGACAGCTATCTCAGCCTGTTGACGGGCAGTTTCATCCTCACCACCCTTGTAATAACCACTACCAAAAGAACCTGAAATAGCCATCAGGATGCCCAATAGCACCCAAGGGTTAAATAGACTCATTCCTTGGCTTCCAAAGGTGGTTCTTCATCCTTAGCAATAGCCTTAGAAGCGGCAGAAACAGCACTGCGACCTGCTACGCCACCCAATACACCCGTGATAAATACCATAATGGTACTAATTTGTTGTGTATATACCTTGTCTATGGGAGCCATTCCAGCCATAGGTTGAGTTACAAATGACACGCTATACAAGAACATTCCCATTGAACCCAAGAGAATCATCACCAAGGCAACGATAACTATTGCCCAAATCCTGATTTCAATGTCTTCAGCAGTCATTCGATTATTTTGTTTAAACGCAATGGTAGGCATCACTTTTTCTCCTGTTCAGGTTTCACAAGTTGTTCGGGACAAGTACCAGAAGCGGTACAGATTGGGGGTTTGCATTCATCATTACTCCAATTCTTTGGGTCTTGGCATTTGTAACGAAATCGGTCTTCGCACCCTGTCAAACACAGGATTATCAGAAATAGTGCTAGGCTCTTTATCACGATTCTTTTTCCTTTCAGAACTTTCTATCTGTCTACGCAACTTCTCAACCTTTTCAACTTGTTGCTTAACCTCATTCTTGGCTTCAAGTGTCTCCAATAACAGCATACCCATGATTGGCAACAAAAATACGACAAGTACACAAGCAGCAATCCATCCCACTACGTTCTCCCAATCTTGCTTATGAACCCTATCAGAAGCCACGAATATAGGAGGCAGAGGATAGTCACTAGAAGATACACTTGCTTTTCGTGTAAAAGACGCTCCTTTTCCTTTCGTTGCCATGTTTCTGCATCCCGATTTTTCCTTGCTTTCTCTTGTTCTCCAGCAATGATGTCCCTCATCTTGAATACCTCTGAATACAAAGCACCCATCTCAGGGGGTGATTGGTAAACCATGCACTCACGAATCTGAACTACCAACCTCTCCATCTCTTGCTGTGCCAAAACCCTCTTTAATGCCGCCTCCATCAAGTTAGCATTTGGGTCATAGACTGTACGAGATTTTTCTTCTTCTTGCCTGATGTGTTCATTCAATTGCTCCTGCAACCTGAAGAACTCAGTCAGATTCTTTACTATTTCTGCTTTAACCTCAGTTTCGTCAACAGCAACGTAATCAGATTTTTTAGCCCTTGCCACAGGTTGAGAAGACTTGATCTCAGGAGCAGGACTAAATAAGTTGCGTAGGAAGCCAAAGATTCCTTTAACTTCCTTGCCAATGGCAACAACATCATTAGCAGTCTTTTTGATTGAGACAAACTGCTCTTTAGCTTGTTTATAAAGGTCACAGCCAGCTTGGATGTTTTTGACCAAGCCAGCCGCAAGAAGACAAATAGAGATTGGGTCAATTTTGTATCCTTATTGAATGCCACGGGCTTTTAATTCTGCTTCGATGTCTTGCAATGTAGGCGCACCTATTTCAGTTGAAGTTTGTTGTTGAGGTTCTTGCGGTGCAGTAGTTTCCATCATTGGCCCTGCTCTTGCGCCTAAACTTGCTGCACCTTTTGATAAGGTAGCCAAAGCATTAGTAGCTTTTTGAGTCATTGTTTTAGTTGTAGCTAAATCAATCATTGCTTTGCGATATTCGGGATTAAAAATAACATCAGCAAAATCAGCAGGACTTGCTACTAAATTACGGATAAATGGAACTAATTCTTTTGCCGCCAATCTGGTTTGAGCGCCACCACCAGTAGCACCAGTAAACGCATAGGCTTCACCACCAGTCATTCCAGCCATTTGTGGGGATTCGCTAGACAAAACACGACTCATCCAATTCATTGCAAGTCTTGCATCGTTAGCATCTTTTTTATTTGGAAATAAATCAGCAAACTCACCACTTTTTTTATTCATCTCAGTTAAAGCAGTTTTGATATTAAAAGTTGGGTCTGTTGCAGCACCACCTGTTACTTGTGCTGAACTCAAAACATCATCAAATTTTGAACGTCGAATAGAGTTTAAAACCTCAGTAACTTGTGGAGTTGGGTTATTTTGCATGACATCAATCAAAAATTGTCTTTGAGAAGATGGCATTTTTTTTAAATCTGAAATAACTTTTTCAGGAACAAGATCGGTAACATTTGCTACGTCAAATGCTTTTGTCAAAGGTCTGTCAGCAAATACTTCAATGCGAGCAATGTTTTCTTTAAATTTATCTCTTGCTTCTACAAGTTTGTCAGCGCCAGCAACTTTGTTGTCAATTGCATCATCTAAAGATTTTCTAAAGCCATTTAAAACAGCTAAAGCAATACCCTTTGCCTGTCCAACAGCAACACCTTCAAAGATATTTCCCTTGCCAAAATCTGCTGTTCCAGAGTAAGCCGCTTCTCCCCATGTAGACAAATTCTTTTGAAGTCTATTTATATCGATTTTTAATGTTGATGCAGGAACAGCAGGAATTACTTGTACAGAAGCAGGTTGACCAGCCGCATTAAGAATAGTTGATGGAATATTTTGTGCAGGAGTTGCAGGAGTTACATACTCGTCAATAATCCGTTGCATTGCATTTTTTACAGGGTCTAATGCCTTTACTTCTGGAGGAATTTCACCTAATTTACTTGTAATTGCATCTACAACAGGAGATGTATCAATTAGTCCACCAGCATTTTTTGCAGCATTAAAGTCAGTTTTAGCATCAGACCTTAACTTTGAAGATAAAGATTTTCCATAGTTATTAAATGACGATACAACGGCTTGTGTAGTTTCTGTTGGAGTTAATGTTTTACCACTTGCCTTATTAAACAAGTTTGTCAAATATGATTCAAGATCGTATGCTTGTGCTTGTCTAAATTCAATAGGTTTTTGACCTGAAACTGGAGTACGTTCTATTCCTGCTTCAGTAGCTAATTGAGGTCTACTTAAACCAAGTTCTCCAGCAGTTAATCGACCAACATCAGCTAAAGATTGTGTTTCAGCAATAGATGGAAACAAACCTTCTGGCTTTGTCATTTGACCGCCAATAGTTTTTAATCCACCTTTTACAACATAAGGAGATGCACCAATTGCTAATTGAGCTAATGGGCTTTCAGGGGCAACTTGTTGACCAAGAAGTCCTGTCGTACCAGCAACACCAAATTCACCTGCCAAACCACCTATAGATGGCTTAAAAAGTCCTGGAATTCCAATAGCAGTAGATAATGCTGCAGGCGCACCAGCAGAACCAAATTCATAAGCACCACGATAACTAGGAATTGATTGAACATTAACACCAGTTAATTTATTTAATGCCTGAGCAATTCCTGTACTAGAAAAAGCATTTGGGTCTTTGCTTTCTTTTAGATAATCATATAAATTACCCCATCCACCAACCAAATCAATAACGCCTTTTGTTGAGCCTTTAAGCAAAGATGTTGTGAAGTTTTTAACTTCATCGAGAGTAGTTCCTTTGTCAAAAACAGAACCTGTGGATGTGGTTTCTCCACGTTTTTGAAGTTCTGCTTCAATGTCGGCTAATGAATATTCTGCCATGACAAACCCTTATTTTTTGTAAGTTTTTTGCAAATCCAGCAACTCTTGTGTTGTCATTTGATTCAATGGTTTTGTAGTTGTCGATATACTTCCAACAACAGGTATTGTTGGCACATAACCATTTAATGACTTGTTTTTTCTAGCATAGTCTTCCATTCTCATGGTTTCATTAACAATATCTTGATTTTTCTTTGTCATAAAATCAATTAACTGTTTACGAGCCAAGGCACTATTTTCAAGTTGCGGAACTAAACTTTGAATAAATTTACGATCTTCATTAGAAAAACCAGCACCAAGTCTTCCTCCAAGTGTAGAAAGAATTACATCGCCAGCAACTTTTTGATAATTTTCTGATGATGCTAGTTTTTCAACATCTTTACCACTTGCTAAACCTAAACTTGCAAGCAAATTTGTAGCCCCAACTCGACCAGATGCAAATGAACCACTAATCAAATCATTTTGATTCAGTTGATTTAATTGCTTTAAAGAACCTAATGCGGCAAGAGAGTTATCACGTTTGTCTCTAGCGGCGGCAACAGCTTTGGCATCAAGTTCTCCAAGACCTTTAGCAAACGCTTCTTCACCCTTAACATCTACGCCTACACGAACACTCATGGCTTTGGCGGCGGCAAGTTTGATTTCGTCATCAAATAATGATTTATTTATTTGAGCAACTTGATCTTGACTGTAATCACCATATTTTGCATTAGCGCCAAAACCCAATTCAACTGCTTTTGCAAGGAAGTTAGAAGTTGTTTTAGTTTGTTTATCAATTGGTTCAAGTTCACCTTGACCTGATTGCCACTTAGTAACGCTTTCAGGAGTATATTTACCTGATTCAAGCAATTTCATTCCTTGAGCAGATTTAGGAGTGTAGTAAGACTTAACCAATTCAGGATTAGAAGCAACTGCTGATGCTTCAGCTTGACTTAAATTATGTTGAGTCATTAATTGCTGAGTTATAT